TTTATTCAATGTTTCATAAACAGTGTTGTAAGCATCAATGCAAGCATTCAGTTGCCTGATGGCTTTGTCTCCATCGTCTGTGATGGCGACAAGAGATTTAGCAGTCTCTCCGTCAAGTTCGGCTGTTGCTTGAACGCTATCTCCGCTGGCAACGGGGGTATCTGTGGTGGTATGTACGGGGCAGACGGGGGCTTTGACAGGAAGCCGCAGCTTGAGAGCGCCAGAGTCAATGTCAGCATTACGCTTTTGTTGAGCAAGTTTTGCATCTTGATTTGCCTTTTGAAGTTTAGTGGATTGGGTCTGTATAGCAGTGATAAGGGCTTGTTCCTTCACCCTAGCTTCAGCATTTAGCGCAGCAATCTCAAGTTGTTGACGAGTAAGTTCATCATCTGACCCTTTGAGATAACCGCCACCAAATGAACCAACTACCGCCATCAAGATGCCTAAAAGCACCCAAGGATTAAAGATGCTCATGGTGCAGGAGGTTCATCGTTGTCGTTGGATTCTGCCTTGGCAATAGCTTTGGCACTGGCTGAAACAGCACTACGACCAGCTACACCGCCAAGTACACCAGTGATAAAAACCATGATTGTATTGATCTGTTGGGTGTAAACCTTGTCGATTGCTGCCATGCCATTCATGGGTTGCGTCACAAAAGACACGCTATACAAGAACATGGCAACAGAGCCAAGAAGAATCATAGTCAATGAGAAGATGACGATTGCCCAAATCCTGACTTCAATTTCTTCAGCAGTCATGCGGTTATTAGGTTTGTATCCAATGGTAGGCATTACTTTTTCTCCTGTTCGGGTTTAACGAGTTGCTCTGGACAAGTACCTGTAGCGGTACAGATTGGGGGCTTACATTCAGTGTTAGACCAATTCTGAGGGTCTTGGCAAGGGTATCTGAATCTATCTTGACACCCTGTCAGTAACAGGATTGTCAGAGTTATTGCTAGGCTCTTTATCACGATTCTTATTCCTTTCAGAGTTCTCGACTTTGCGTCTTAGCTGTTCTACCTTGTGTACCTGTTGGTTGACCTGATGCTTTGCCTCTAGAGTTTCTAGCAGAATTATGCCCATAATCGGCAACAGCACTATTACAAGAACACAACAGGCAATCCATCCCACTACGCTCTCCCAATCTTGCTTATGAACGCTATCAGAAGCCACAAATATAGGAGGCAGAGGATAGTCACCATTAGATACGCTTGTTTTTCGGCTAGAAGACGCTCCTTTTGCTTTCGTTGCCATATTTCTGCATCCCGATTCTTCCTTGCTTTTGTTTGCTCTCCAGCAATGATGTCTCTCATGCTGAACACCTCAGAATACAAAGCACCCATTTCGGGAGGTGACTGATAGACCATGCACTCTCTGATCTGAACTACTAACCTCTCCATCTCTTGCTGTGCCAAAACCCTGTTTAGGGCTTCTTCCATCAAGTTCACATCATCCGCAAAGACTACAGTTCTAGCCTTTTCTTCAGCTTCCCTTATGTGTTCTTCAAGCATAGACTGTAGCTTAAAGAACTCACTTAAACTTTTTACAATATCTTTTTTTACTTCTGTTTCTTCAACATTTTTATACTCAGATTTTTTAGCTTGAGCCACAGACTTTGCAGTTTCAGGCTTGGGACTACCGCCAAATAGTTTACGCAACGACCCCCAAAATCCTTTAACCTCTTTGCCAATGGCAATGACTTCCTCACCAGTTCGCTTAATTTCAACAAAAGACTCTTTAGCTTGCTTGTAAAGTTCACAGCCAGCTTGGATTTGTTTAACCAAGCCAGCCGCAAGTAGACAAATGGAGATTGGATCAATTTCGTACTCCTATTGGGTTGAGAACAAGCCTCTAGCCGTAGGGCTTTGCTGCATCTCTCGAATCCTACGCTCACGCAAAATATCAATCGCTGGATTTTGATTGAAAAGACTAGGCGATTGAATCACTGCTCGAGTTGCTAGTGCTGGTAAGGCTCTTGTTACTCCACCAGTAACCACAGGCTTACTACCAGTTCGCATTTGATTTGCCAAATCCTCAATAGTACCCATTCTGTATTTTGTAGCGCCAGCCTTTGATAGTAATGTTGATGCGGCTAAAACAGCACCTGTAAATGGGTCATGGTAAGCAACCCCACCCGTAGCGCCACCAGTAATTACACCAGTTGGGGCAAACTTCCCAAAGAATCTTAAAAGTTTTTGCGGTGCATCTCCTTCAGCCGCTTTTCTAATTGCATCTCTTTCTTCTGATGTAAACATTGCCATTCTTTTATCATTCTTGGCAAGTTGTCTTAATTGAGCCGCCATTGAATTCTCAGCACCAGATTGAGTGTATTTTGTTGCATCTAGTCTTGCTTCTTCAAGCATATCTGTGAATATTTCAGACTTCTTCATCTTGGAATAAGCATCTCTAGCTTCACCCCAAGTCTTACTCATAACCTTTGTGTCACCCGACTCAACCTTTGTCTGATCTACCTTCATTAAGTAGTTATCAAACCTATCCAACAGGATAGAACCCAAACGCTTTTCTTCAGGGTCTGTACTCTTTTGAGCGCCACGAATAATTTTCCTCAAGGCTTGTAACTCAGTCCAATCTTTTGGTTGAGTTGAACTTGTTAATTCTTCTATTGCACCAGCAATTTTTGGATACGCTTTAGGCGTATATCCTTCTGCCCTTAAATTTGCTGAGACATCTTTCATGTCAGCAACAAATTCAGGAGATTTAAACTTAAAACCCATCTGATCTAAAGTGTCATATCTTTGTTGAGCAATCTTTCCCATTGCCTCTTCTGATACAGCTTGCTGTGTTTGAGGTCTTTTTATACCTAAGATTGAAGTTCCAAGTGTCGTTAAAAAAGACGCAATAGGATTGTTTGTTAGTTCATAAGCACCTTGACCAGCCATTGATGCTGTTGAACCTACAACAGCTTGAGTTGTTGGCTCTACAGCCAATTTTGCGGCTAACTCTTTACCAGCTTGTGTAGTTGCTGTGGTTGCTAAATTTGCTAATGCAGGAACTTGTTTACCAACGCCTGTAAATGTTTCTAGTCCAACACTAGCAACTCTTTCAGGTGCTGTTTGTTCTTCTGGAGGAGCAGTAAACCCTGCCTTAGTCATTAAGTTCTGAACACCTTGAGAGGCTGGCATTAACCTGTAATCTGTAAATGGCGACATTGCAAGGTTAGCAACACTTCCAACTACATCAGCCGCTGGCAGTAATACACTTCCAGCTAAAGCACCCGCAGGGCCACCAAAGTAACCACCAACACCAGCACCAACGGCTGTAGGCGCAACTGCTCTTGCCGTAATGTCCATCCCTCTCCTAAATGCACTTAACATAGGAGATGAATCTTCTTTAACAGGTGCGGGGGCTTGTTGTCCTGCCTGTTGCAAAGCATATTTATATGCCTGTGCATCTGTCAACTCACGATCTGACTCAACCTCATAAGTACCGCTATTTGGAATAGCAATTTCATAAGTGAATTTAGCCATGTCAATTCTTCCTTTTAACAGTAACTCCAGCGGGTAATTCTGATTGTCCTGAAGTTGCTTTGTTTTCAACTTTCTCTAACCAACCAGCCAAACTATTACCTTTCTTTGACAGGTAAGTTGCTTGTTCAGTCAAATAGTCAGCAAGTTTCGTTTGTGCAGTTTTCTTGTCTACCAAATATTTTCTAAGGTCTTTAGGTGCTAAATTGGTTGGCAACGCTGTATCCAAGGCAAGATTCAATTCACCTTCTGACAAAGCACCAAAGGTAACTGAGCCAATAACATCAAGACCTAATGTATTTCTTATATTTGCAAGTTGTACTGATGCCGCACTTATATTTGGCAACTTGCTTGCAATTACACCTGTATTTGCACCAGCATCAATTGCTTTAATAGCGTCATCAATGTTGCCAAGATTTGTTTTAATTTTACCAATCTGTGCAAAGGCTTGACCAACTTGTTTGGCTGTCAAATCACCAAGACCTCTAGCTTGTGCTCGTTCACCTTGAATATCAGACCCAAATTGTTCTGATGCCTTAATTGCATCTGCTCTATCTTGACCTTTAAGTTCAACACCTTGAGCACTAATTACCTTGGTTGTTCCATTTTTCATAACCAAGATAGTTGTGCCATCTGGCGTAGTTTTGCTAGATTGAACCTTGTCTGATCCACCAGCACCAGCTTCAGCTTTTCTCTGATTTCTATCTAAAGCCTGATTATTTACTTTGGTTAGGCTTTCAAGTGAATCTGCTCGGCCTTTATCATCAAGATTGTCCCATTGACTTGCAATTTCTTGAGCAAAAGGAGTAACTGTAGGGTCAATCGCTTTTGTATCAATCATTGCCTTAATTGGATTAGCGCCAGCAGGAACTGCCTTTAATCCTGTAGGAGTTTTTACTTCCCAATTTCCAGTAACAGGGTTTTGTTCAGTAATTATGTCACCACGTTTAAACACCTTAGTCTCAGGAATAAACTGCTTAAGAATTGCACGACCAGCAATTGTTGTGGAAAGTTTTTGTTCAACTTCCTTATCACGAGTCCCATCAGCCTTGAAAAGAGTCTTAGCAAGGTTTTGAACCTGTTGAGACTCAAGTCCTTGAGATGCTTTAAGACGTTGCTCAATAACGTCAGTACCAATCTTTCCAAAACCTAGCAATTGGTTGTAAACAGTCTCATCAACAGTGCCATCAGACTTAATAAGACCTTTAGACAATTCAAGAGCATTGGCTTGTAATCCACGATTCTGCATACCAACACCACGATCAAGCAAAAACTTCTCACGCTCAAAGCCACGAATCTCTTGTTGTTGCGATTGTTCTCTCACCTTCATCATCTCATTACGCAACAGGAAAGCAGCTTCTTGATCTCCACCCCGTAATGCGGCTTCAATGGCTTGAGGATAGGTGTCAGGGTTGCTAGGGTCAATCATCCCAATCAATTGCTGACGCTGAGTAATCTTTTGAAGCTGTGGGTCTTGACCACCCAAAGCACCGCTAATAGCACCGCCTAGCTGTTGTCCAGCACGAAAAGTTCCATAGTTGGCTCTTGCCATTGGGCTAAGATTTGCGTATTGAATAGCTTGCGCTTCTTGCGCTTGTTGTTGAGCAAGTTGGTACTGCTCAGGAGTAGTGAATAAACCGAGAATTTCTGAAGTTGCCATAATTATTCCTTAAAACAATGTAACTGGAGAACCATCAGAATAACCAGATGTTTGTCCATAATCAAAAGCTGTTTGATTTGCAACATAAGGTGGGTTAAAGTAATTGCTCAAACCTTGAGTAAATTGTTTATTACTGCCGAGTCCCTGAAACAAACCAGCAGAAGGACTAAACCCTTGACCAGATTGTCTAGCCATTGCAGCATTTGCACCACCCCTAAATAAGAATTCACCAACATTAGCACCAGCGGTAGAAGCCTTACCACCTAACTCTGCGCCTAATCTTAATGGTTCTTGACCAAGCCCCTCAATTGCTTGACCAGCACCCAAATAACTTGTAAATGGGCTCAATGCGCCAACCTGACCAGCTTGATACTGACCCAACATATTTGCACCAGTACCAAACAATCCAGCACCAAACGCAACATTACGCTGTCCTTCAGCCTGTGCTTGTGCAGCCAACTGAGCATCCTGTTGAGCAATAGCGTTGTAGTAGGCTTCTAACTCAGGTGTAGTAGCACCTAGACCCATCGCACCACTTGGGCGCATACCTGTAGCACCTACAGACAGTCCACTACGACCTTGTTGGAACAATTGATTCTGCAACTGCGCCATCTGTCTCTCACGGCTAGGAGCAAGCAAATCTTGTTGTTGTTGAATGTATTTAGCCGCAACATCTTGAGGACTCTGTGCAAGATACTGCTGACCCAAGCCAAACAATCCACCAGCCGCCTGAGACAAAGGTTGAAACTGTTGTTGAGCCAGTTCTGCTTGCGTTAATGCGCCGCCTGTAAGACCCATCAAACGATCTTGATAGGCTTTTAACTCAGGGCTAAGTTCATAGCCAGCGCCAGTTAAATAACCTTCAGATGCCGCCCGTGTTTGATAATCTCTTTGTGCAGCCGCAAATTCTTCAGGTGTTGCATAATCACTTGCAACAGGTGGGTTAACACCTTTGATGCCATACTGAAAATTAGATTTACCAAATCGTGTAGTGATTCCAACAGGGCGAAACTTAGCCGCTTCAGCCGCTAACCTAGCAGCCTCAAGTTGAGCATTGGCAGATGCGTTTGCCGCTGCTTCTGTAGCGTCTGCTTGCTCACTTGCCCCCATATAACTTAATGCACCACCAATAATTGCTCCTGCAATAGGCATATCAATCCCCTTTAATCAAAATTTCATCCACCTTAGACGGGTCTTTTTCGTCTGTGGCATGAATACAAAACCAAACACAATCAGTAATCGCCTTAACGCCGTGAATCAATCCAGCCTTAATCTCTAAACAAGCAGGTGCAGTCACAATATCAATCTCGTCACCACGCAACACAGCAACCTTACCTTCAGCCAAGATAGACAAGTGACTGAAGTTATGGGTATGCTTTAAGATGGCTGTACCAGCAGGAAACCTAGCTTCCTTTGCATACAGTCCATCAGAAAAGTGGTGTGTAATCATGCTGTATTAACCTACTTTGGCTTCTAATGCTTCAATGCGAGTTATCGCTTCTTGTAAAGCGGCAGTCAGAAAAGGTATTAAATTAGAAGAATCAACACCTTGGTATTTTGGTTTGCCATCTTCGTCTATTGCATCTTTTTCGCCAGTTACAGCTTGGGGAATAACTGCTTGTAATTCATGGGCAATAAATCCATAAACTGTTCCCACATTTGGATGGTTTGTCCAAGTATAGGTTTTTGGTGCAAGTTGCTTGAGTTTAGTTACTGCATTAGATAATGGGGCTATATTTGATTTAAGGCGGTAATCTGAAGTAATATTATAGTTAGTGCCTGCGCCGTTAATTGATATACTTCCAGTAGCCGTTACGGATGATGGAAACGTACCCGCATAGAACGCTATTAGATTTCCGTTACTAAAGTCAGAAGCCACTGTTATAGGCACTGTGTTATAAGTTGAAAGATTTTGTGCAGCAATGGCAGTACCCGTACTAACAGTTACTCTTGCAAATATTGGAAGATTAGTAGCTGCTGTTATGCCAAAGCCATTTGTACCAGTAAAACTATTTGCGGCACTAAGTGTAGGAATGCCAGCCGCTAACAAAGTAGATGAGCCTGTACCGCCATTGGCAATGGGTAGAGTACCACTTACTGTTGATACGGGTAAAGTGCTTGAAGAATCATACTTTGTTGCAACAGCAGTTGCAATGTTGTTGAACTCTGTATCAATCTCTGTGCCTTTAACAACTTTGTTAGCGTCACCTGTTGTAAGTGCGTCTTTAGCTGCAAAATTGACTGTTTTTGTGTAGTTTGACATGGTTGCTCCTTATGCAAGTTTGCCTGTTTTGGTTTGAATCTCAATCTTTTGGAAAGAAATTGGTGACCCGTTAATGTTAATCTCAAATCCTGTTTGAACGACTTTACCTGACCCGCTGCCGTATGCAGTTAATTCTTCCAAAATTATGCCCGTTGCATATTGTGCAATGTTGTATTCGCCAATGCCATATTCAGACACAGATTGTGTGGGTATGGAAACTGTTTGTGATTGGTAGCTTGATGAAAAATCATATCCCCAAAATATAGATATTGCTTGGTTACTGCCACCTACAACAAGAATCTTGATTTTCTTAATGATTGAGGTTTGCCCATCATTACCCAAGTCAGCATTGTTTGTGTAATATTGCATTCTGTATGCAGAACCACCATCTTGGTAACCAGTGTATTTAGTTACAAAACCAGTTTTACCAATTAACAAATCTCCATTCCTGCGAGAGCAAAAACTTTGTGGAGCAATGCTGTCCCATATCGTCACACGATAAGCCCCATCCTCCAAAGTCGTCTTAGTGTCAAAGCAGAAAACTTTGTTTGCGGTTGGACAAGTCAACAGGTAAAAACCATTCTTTTCGGAGTAGATTGATCTTAATTGCGTATCTGACTCACTTGCAATTATGGTTAGGAAATCGTTTCTAATATTCTTAGACAAGTCGCCTAAAGGCGCAGATTTTTCTTGCACTGTTCGCAAAACTGAGCGCAAGCCACTGCCGCTTAGAAAAACAACATCTTTTCCTGTGTTTTGAATGCTGTCCCTTGCTATGCAACCAACACTTGAGATTGTGTCGGAAAGCGTCATAGTTGATGGAGACGTAGCATTTGCATAAATTAAGATTTGCCGTCTACCAAAGATAAATAAAAATCCGTTATGCGCTGCTAAACCCATTACTTCATCTGCGCCATTAGGCCAAACACCAGCAACATTTAACGAGCCTGCCGTACCAGTAGACCAGACATGACCCGCCAATAAATCACTAAAATATACTGTCGTGTTATTTGCAGTTGTATTAGCCGCCCAAATACGTCCATATGCAGAGATAGCTACGTTTGCTTTCGGAACAGTAGCCGCATAACCTGACTTTTCAGTTACTCGGCGATAAGTTGTAGTGGATACAGCAGGGTCGTAAATGATTGGATCGTTGCCTGTTTGGAAAAAATAAGCAACTCCATTCAAACTTGCGGCTTGCCAGTTGCCTGCGGTAAATACAGGTGCAGTACCACCTCCACCATAAGTCAACTCAACCACCGAACCAAGGTTTGACACACCTTGCGTATATTCGGCAAGAGGTGAGCCGTTAGAGCCGTATTCAGCGATGTTGTACTCCGCTGAAGTACCAGCAAAAGTAGTGATTAGCTTAAATAACTTGCCATTGCCAAAAAATAACACTGTCAACGTACCATCAACCTGAATTAATTCATGGATGACTGTGACTATGTTTGCGCCTAACGTGCCACTAGATGTATTGACGTTTTGATACCCTTGCCTTGCACCTAATCGACCAAACTTGTCAATTACGCAATTATTGGCAATGCCAGCAAACCCATTCGATATTTCTAACGATGGGTCTTGTGTATTCAACCCCAAAAAAGCTGGTGCTGATACGCTAGAAACTTGGAGGGCTTTGCTCATACCGCAACAAACTCCTGATTCTCAGGATAACGAGTGCCTTCCAAAGCAATGTAATCAGACAACATAGATTTGTACAACTGGTACGCCTCAGAAGAAGACAAACCACCATCTTCACCACGCTCTACCAAAGCACGAGCATAGGCATTCTGAACCACTAAAACGTCAGGAACAAGCACAACAGTTGCATCTGATGTTAGGGTAGCCTGTGGCACTGTTAAAGCAAATTTGATCGTGTAAACACCATCAGGTATCGGGTATAGATTTACCTTGGTGTTATAACTACCATCAACGCCATCAAAAGCAAATTCTGTAGGTATTTGATTGGCAAGTGGCGTAAAGTTTAGCTTGCGGTTCATGTCCACAAAACTGATGTTTGTAAGACCAACATTACTTGTGATATTTATCACATCCATCACTTGAAACTTCTGACCAGCACCTGTCAAAGAATAAGATGATGTAGATGCTGCTGTGGTAACAGTAATGGTTTGACCTAAAACATTCCAACTAAAAGAATCTTCAATTTGACGCTTGGCATCATTGACAAACTTGCCAATCAATGTGGAATATGAATTAAGAACAACAGTAGTCACTGTTGGCTCACGCAACCTTATGAGGACATCGTTTACAAGTTCTAAGTATGTCATCTGCTTCCAGCCTTTGCTTTGTTCCTTGCGGATATAGCTTTAGCTTTTGCCTTTGCGTCAGCCTTTGAGGTTGCACCCCATGCCTTTAGCGAAAGAAGCAGTCTTGTTGGTTCACCATCCTTGTACTCTGCACCAGCATTGTTGCCCATGCGAGCCAAGAAACTTGCCCTGCGAGGGTTATCCCCCGACTTTACTGGAGGCTTCAGATTGCCACCAGTTTCCTGATTATAAGATGATCTCCCTCTAGCATTCAAGCCGCCTTTTGGATTTTGACCAGCTTTTGTTTGCCAAGTGGGTGTTTTCATCTACTTCACCTTTTTAGGCTTCTTTGCGGTTTTTGCCGCTTGTTTAAACGCTTCAGCAGTAGGCGCACCCTTGCTACCAACTTTACGCATCTTTTCGCCAGAACCCTCGGCTATCCGTTGCTTCTTGGCATTGATGTTGGCGTACAAACCCTGCTTCATTTCATCTTCCTTTTAGGCTTAGACATACCAGCTTCAGACAAAGCAATGGCAACAGCCTGTTTTGGGTTCTTGACAACTTTTTTATTAGATGTTAATTTACCCTTGCCAAACTCAGTCATTACCTTGCTAATCTTGGCTTGTGCTTTAGTCTTTTTCATATTAACTCCGTAACAGAAAAAGTTGATGCGGTAACACCAGAATCCTTAATAACAGCAATCTTTTCACCAGCATTTACCTTAATAATCTCAGAAAAATTATTAGGCATCATGGGTGAAGTTGTTATGCTGGCTGTTGGATTTGTGCCAATTTGAAAATGGCAATGTCCTAAAGAGCAAGATACACGAATCATCGTGGTGGATGCGCCAAAAGCAGTTGATTGAACACTTGAGTTAGTAACTGTAAATACTTGGGCTGTTCCCATTCTTGGGACACCAAGCGCCACTTGATTGGGGTCGAGTTGAAATGTAGACATTACTTACCTCTTGAGGATTTCTTCATCATGTTAGTAGCAGTCCTACTACCCTTCATAGGCATAGGCATCTTTGGTTTGCCAACTGCAATCATCACAGTTACAGGCACGCCCTTTTTCTTGCCCTTACTTGAAGTCTCTTTAGCCTTACCGCCCATTGTTTTTCCGTACATAATTTTCCCCTTATTTCCAGAGTCGATCAGCAACAAAGGTAATCACACCGCCCATAAATGAAGCGATTGTCATACCCATCCAAAAACCACCTTTGCCCTTATTGGCAAGTTCAAGTAATGCTTTGACATCCGTACTCAATTGAGATACTTGAAGTTGTAAAGAGTCAACTTGAGCCTCTAATCTACCAAAGTCTCTTGCGTCAATTTCAGCCATTTGCTACCTTTCGGGGTCTTCCCATACGCTTAATTACAGGCGCAAATGCGGTATCGGTTCTAGTTTCTGATTTTACAGATTCTATGGTTACTTCTGGTTCTTCTACCCTTACATACCCCTGATGACCCTTCATAGAATCAATATCATGCTGATATGTAAAAGTTACAGTATTACCCGACTGAAGACAACGAAAAGTAGCCATAAAACCCTTAAATGAGAAAGGGGGGACTAGCCCCCCCATCATTAAACTACAG